TTTCTCGCTTGAGGGACGGTGAGTGCGGTCGGAGTCGAACCGATGTCCACGGATGTCTCGTAGACTGGCGCCACCGTCAGGGAACCTCCCTGCATGGACGCGGCAACCCCTACAACTTCAAATCGAAGCTTGTTCAACGCCCACTTCTCGTAGATCGGTGCGATCACGTTGAGGCGGGGAAAGAGCGTGGAGTTGCCTGGGTAGATCTGCTGTGCAAACAAATCGACCGTAGCACCAGCGGACGTGACAATCTGAGAGATGTAGTCACACCCTTCGAACCTGGCAGAGGAGCCGGGTCTGGTCGGAGCCGCGGTGCGGAAGTATGGGCTCATGGAGCCCCTCCTCGGCATCGCTTGCTGTGCCGCGATCTTGGGCGGCTTGTTCAATTTGACGGGAGCGCTCGGTGTGCCTTTCGACACCCGCGGCGCAGTGGTTTTCTTTGAAGAGGACATGGGATACCTGGCCTTCAACCAGAGACTGTTCATCAAGAAGGTACGGCGTCTCCGCCGCGGTCCGTGCAGTCGTTCGGCATTTAGTGTCAGGCTTCACTTTCGTTCCGCGCCCCCCAGGTTACCCCGAGAGCCAACGGCAGATGCCATACACATTTAGCACGTAAATCTTTACGGCCGCAGAGCTTTGAAGTCGTCAGTGACGATCCTTCCCTGCTACCAACGTTTTGGACTCTTGACCCTCCTCAACCCCATCAGCAGTTTTGTATATGGGTGATGCTGACACCCACGAGCCGAACCGCACGACCTGCAATCCGACCCGTCTCCTCGATCTAACTCACTCAACCGTCGTCAGAGGTACCGACCTGGGCACCTCCGGGAGAAAAGGATACTCCCACTCCGTCTCATCATCAAAGCACTTCCACTCGGCGCAGGGGGAGGCGGCCGCAATGGCACGCCTCCACATCCGCAGCCGGGCGGCAGTCTGTGTAGATGGTTCGAAGAACGACCGCGAGCCACAAAGGGTGGCGAGCTGAGAACTGAGGAGCGAAAACCAACTGTCATATCGCTTCCGCCGCTCAAAATGATTCCGGAACATGTGGTCTCCAGGTCTGAATGGACGACCTATCAGGTCCATCACATACCCGACTAGCTCAGGGGCCACCGCCTCAGAGAGAGACAGACTGGGATCCATGAGCGTCGCGCCTGCGATTTTCCTTTGCCACCGCGTCACCCGCAGCCCGGCTGGAGCCAGGCTCAGCGGAATCCCCAATCCTCCACGCCTCAAAGGAACATACCAATTCACTCGAGGGAGGAGACACTCCTTCTTAGCACGGATGGCCATCGGGATGGAGCTGAGTGCCCAAGGGCAATCAGTTACCATTCGACCCAATGACCGACCCAGCTGAGCTTGAGTAGCCTCACTCTCCCCCTCCTTGAGTGACGTGCCCAACACCAGCTTCAAATTCAGATAGCCGACGCGTTTCAAGGCGCGGGACGTCTGCGTATAAAGCTGGCTGTTGATGACGACTGAAACCGGGGAAAGAAAAGACTTCCCGGGGCTCATTTTCAAGCCCACTCCGGTAGCGAACTCCTGCCAGCGCGCATGTTCTGCGCGCGTAGACGGGAATCCGATGTCATCACCATTGATCTGGCACTGGGGTTCCTCGCCCGGCCACCACGCCAGGCCCTTCCTCGGAATGTCCCCCGGGAATCTGCGCGAGAAGCGCAGCCCACCCGCGGAAACCCACTCTGTCGGTGCTCTTTCCCCAACGGCGTAGAGGTACGTCGCGAGGTTGATGACACAGAGAAGCGGAAACGAGAGAGGATGACCCATGAGCTGGCCGTTTCGCTGGATGAGCGACGTACCGTCAGGGTAGTGAAGAACATTGTTGATCAGGGAATTGTCAGCAAGCGAGGTAAGCCAGTGTGGCACCAAGCCGAGCTGACAGGCA